GCCAGTCAGCCTGCTCCACCGGTCCCGTGCCGTCAGCCCACGTTTCGGGTAGCTTCAACGCACGCCCCACCCCGTGCGGCGAACCGATCACGCGGAACTCGTACCCCTCGTTAACGAGACGCGAGATTGATGAACCGATGACATCCAGATCACGTGGGTGCGAGTGAAATGAACCGGCCCAGGCGATCCGCGGCGAGTCCTCGTGTGGTAGGTCGAGATAAAAGTCAGGCACGTAGTTCTTGATCACAGATACCCGACCGTGCGGCGCGTACCGTCGAGCCAGCGCATCGGTGGTGCACGTCACCCAGTCGGCCGTCTCACACGCGCGCTGACAGTGCTGCCAGCTGTGATCGGAGTCGCCGTGCGTCGGGTGCAAGTGGGTCCACGCCGGATTCGCCGGGTCGATGCGCGCGAGGTCGTCGTCGATGTCCACGACGACGCGCACCCCGTGGCGACGTTGCATTACCGGGATGGCGTCGGCCAGCGTCCGATTCGTAACACGTTGCAGCACGATGACGTCGGCGTCGGCCGGCAGCTTCACGTCGAGTATCTCGCCGGTGTGCTTGTTGACGCTGGCCGCCATGTTCCGCTTTTGCTCCTCGGGTGACACGGTGTACACGTCACAGCCCTGGCGCCGAAGCTCTGCGGCCGGCCAGATCGCGCGAAAGTGCCCGCAGCCGGTCTGATCGGCGGGGAACACGTACACCTTCACATGAGTCTCCCGAGGAGCGCCAGTGCGATGAATAACGCGAGGACGCCACCGATCCAGAGCGTGATCGCACCAACCAGCAGTGCGATGTCCCAGAGTGTGCGACGTAGACTTATACCCATACGTTCGATTTTACCACCGGTGTGGTAATCCCGAGGTGTTTCGACTATCGTGGTGCCAGAGCCACGTGTGCTCACGGTCTGTGTAGTGCGAGATCTTCGCACCGAGTTGCTGACACGTCATTTGAAATAGCCAGTCTTCACCCGAGTTGGCGGGATTCTCGTTAGCCCGACTGTAGCCGACCTCCTGGGCGAGCTCGGTACGCACGAGGATCGTCGTGGTGGTGTGGATTGGCTCCTCGGGTCGGTACAGTTCTGACCAACGACCGGGCGGAAACGGATCGGCACCGCCAATGACCTTGAACCACGAGAAGACGTAGTCGACGTCGAAGTTCAACGCCCAGTCAAGCAGTTCTCCTAGGTGCCACGGTTCAAACTCGTCGTCGTCATCGAGGAAGGCCACCCAACGTGTGCGTACGCCCTGCAGAGTCCTCTGTCGTGTGAGCGCGGCCCCGTGCCGGTGGTTGTCTACGGCGACGTTAATCGCGTCCGCGGGGAGGATCTGGTTGAGCACGCTGTTAATCGCGCGCATGAGCAATAGCTTACGCGGCGGTATCGTTGGAATGCAGACGGTGATCGTGTCACGCACCGCGTCCTCCTAGGTTGGCACCGTGGAAGTGATACCGCCACGTCACCTCGGGCACGTGCACGAACTCGGCACCGGCGTCGAGTAGACGCAGCAGTAGACCGTAGTCCTCACAGTCACCGGAGGCGACCGCCGGGAACGAGTTCGGCTGTGGAAAGCCGCCGACCTTCCGGATCAGCTCCGTCTCACCGAGCCACGTTACCGGGATGAAGTTACCGAGCTCCCGCAGGTGCCGACGTTGCTCGACGCCGAACGGTACACCGAACGGCGACACGAGGTGCCCGTTCACCGACGTGGCTAACGGATCACGACCTCCGACGAACTGAGCATACGAGTAGGCGAGCTGCGCTCGCGCTCGACGGATGCCCTTGACGAGCGACTGGATGTGCGTCGGCAGCAGCTCATCATCATCGTCGAGCCACGCTACCCAGCGCGTCTTCACCTGGGCGAGTGCCTTGTTACGCGTGGTAGCGGCACCCTCCCGTAGGTGATCATCGATGATGATGATCTCGGTGGGTGCGAGTGTCTGGTTGAGCACCGAGTCGAGCGCGCGACCGAGCAGCTCGCGTCGCTCGTAGATCGTGGGTATGACGACGGTTACGTCGGGTGACGAGATCACAGGCACCCCCAGATGCCGAACCGATACACGAGTTGGGTGTCGTAGAGCAACAGCCGATCGACCTTCCAGCCGGCATTGTGTAACATCTTCTCGATCTCGTCGACGTCCCAGCCCCAGTAATGCTCGGGGTTGTCGGCGGTAGTCTCACCGTCGGGTGTGGAGAGAATAAGCATCCGTGCCCGTTGCCGGATCTGCTCGAGTAGCCAGTCGGGTCGCTCGACGTGTTCGAGTGTCTCGGTACAGATGAACAGGTCCACCGCGGGTTCGAGGTCGAGGACAGCCTCCTCGATCGGACGACCGAGCAGCAGATCGTTCGTGTAACACAGTCGCTCGGGTGCGCCGAGTGCACGGACAACCGCGGCGTCACCGCACGATAGGTCGGCGATCGACGTCACTCGGTACGAGTCGGCGTACCAACGGGCGAGTCGCGTCGTCAGCGCGATGCGCGTCCGGTGATCCTCCCACCGTGTGTGATCATAGGGGCGCGAGTAGACTCGCGCGAGTTCCTCGGCCGAGTAGAACGGCCTCAACTGCCTTCTCAAGCCAGCGCCTCCTTGACCTTGCGAACGTCGTCCCAGAAGTGGTTGTTCATGTAAGTCTCGTAGGCGATGCCGTCGTGGTGCCACATGGCCGTCGAGTTGACGAACGCGTAGCGCTCGTCATCCGGCGCCTTACCGCCCGCGGCGGGGTGTACGTGCTCGATAACGACGTCTGGCAGGTAGTGCAGCGTGCCGAGGGCCGAGCCGAGTTCCTTCCAGAAGTTGTCGATGTAGAGGTGAGTGATACCTGGCGGCACCATGAAGCCAAGCGCGTGAATGATGCGTGCATCCATCGCAACCGCGGTGGGTAGGTTCTGTCGTTGGAATAAGTCATCACCGTATGCGATGCCGCCGTTACGACACTCCGTCAGGAGTCGTGTGTCCCAACCCTGTGTGCGCGGCACGTGATCATCACCCATGAATGCGATGACGGTGTGATCGGTCTCGTGAAGCACCGCGTAGAAGTTGAGCGTCGGTCCTAAGCCGCCGAGAGGTGGCGTGATCGTGAGACTCACGCCGCGTCGACCAACTAGTGGTAGATAACGCGCCACTTCCGGGTCATCCTCGTCGCAAACAACCAGTAGGTCCGAGATCTCGGCCGTGGACCACGCGTCTACCAGACGCGCGATGTTCTGCGGCCGTCCACGTGACGGCACGATGGTCAGCATGTGTTCACTATATATTACTCAAGCCATGCGCGTGAGTTCGACCCACGACCCCTTCTTGAGCACCACGGCCGTGCCACTAGACGTACCCTGTGCCACCTCGAACTTCAAGTCATTAATCTCGGCGACGGTGTTGTACCACCCGACGAGCAGGCCGGACAGTGCGCCGTTAAGTGAGCCACGCACGTGGTTGGTGGCGAGCGGTGATGCGACGCCGGTGTTGATCGAACCCTCGGCGACCGTGGCGCCGGTGCCCTGCGCGAAGAACGAGGTCTCACCTACCGCGTCGGTGGCGCCCTCGATCTGTGTCCGAATGTCAGGCGTGCCGCTGGTACTGATCCACCAGAGCCAACCGAAGATTTTAAACTCTGCGGCCATGGGCAGATCTTCAAAGATCGCAAAGACGTGATCATCAGGTGTGATGTCTGAGGTAACGGAGATGTCCTCCACGACCCGGCGAATCGTAGACTGTCCCACGGCGAGCTGGTTGCGGCTCGCGTAACCGACGACGTAGTTACCGCTGGGTGGTACGGCCATGACCATGACGCGTGTGCCGGTGACCGGCCGACCGATCAGACTTAAAAGTTCGGTGGCGACATCCTCGTCGCCGTCGATAACTCCGATCATGTTTCGATCGTCGGTGATCGTTGCCGGGCGTAGATCCCACACCAGGCCAAGACGCCGTGCCTCCGTCTGCAACTCCTGCACGGCGATGCCGATGTCCTCGCGGTTAGGCACCGGTGTAAGCCTTTCGTAGGATGTGACGCATGTTTCCACCCTCAGAGAGCTGCAGTGACCACGACAGTTCGAGCCAGTTGAAACCACGCCACCGAATGACCTGGTACGAGTCGTGTCGTGGATCGGGAGCTGTGTCCATCGCAACTCGTTCGAACACGGTGCGACGTAAACCGATGTTCCGCGCGACCGCGGCGGCCTGATCGGGTGTGCCGAGCTGCAGTGACTGAACATCCGAGATGACAAAGCCACGGTTCTGAATGGAGTGAGGTGCGGTAGCCGGAATGTCATATGTACCGACGGCCGGATCCTCAAAGATGTTCGAGTTCGACACAACGACGAACCGGTTAGGTGCCTGTAGTAGGTCGTCGCTTTCGGCGACCGAACCACGGATCACCCGGTTACCGGTATCGAAGTCCAGGTCCACGACGTGATCGGCGGGATCGAACGAACGAATGAAGTGCATCTTACCGTCGTTGCCAAACCACGGCGAGAAGTAGTCTCCCTGCACGGCCAGCGCGTCGACCACCTGCCCACCGTAGATACCCGCCGACCACGAACCGACGCCCGGAAAAGGCGTGGGTTCGGCGATGTCGTAGGTGACGGGATACCGGTTGAGAAACTCTCGTAGTGTTCGATCGGCCGAGTCTCGTACCTTGATGTTGTTGAGAATGATGACGTCGGTGCGCGCGGTGAACGCCCGGTCGAGCTGCTGGTCGATGATAAACATTTCGTCTACGATCGCCGCGTCCGAACGAATACCGGCGGTGAACCGCCGGCGCACCTGGTCGATGAACATGTACCGCCCGAGCGGATGCTCCACCCCGCCGATCAACATCGCGATCGTAATGCGGTCGGTTAGTGTGTTGATCGCCGCCGTATCCGCGCGTTCGAACCGCAGGTCGGTACTACGCTTAATGGTGCGCGTGGTGTCGTGCACGAGCGTGGGACGCGAGTCGCGTAGCGGCGTGAGATCACCCAGCGGCGCACCCGTCACGGCATCGACGAGCCGGAATCTGAACGTGGCGGAGCGCTGGCCGACGTGCGGTGCCAGGTCGAGTCGATCGTCGGCGGGTATCGTGGTGAGCGTCACGGCATCACCACACCTGCGTCGACGGGCGAGGGTGTGGCGGTAACCTCGATCACGTCGATCCGCGCGAGTTGTAGCGTGCGATCCGAACGCACGACGCCGTCGGGTACGATGACCGTGGCCAGCCAGCGGTCACCCTCCTCGGTGCGCACGCAGACGTATGATACATCGGCCCACGCCAGATCGCGCAGCGATAGGTCCACCCGGTTGAGTACCGGCGGCGACACCGCCGCGGCCTGCACGAGCAGCACCCGTTGGAACCGTTCACCTCCTCGTTCCAGCGGTCGGAACGCGACTTGGTAGTCACGACCGTACATGCGCTGCAACTCCACCGTCTCCGCCTCGGGGAACGTGAACGACTCCTCGGGCGAGCGTTCCCAGACCGGAACATACGCCAGGTTAGCCGAGCCGTCCTGTACCTCATTGGTGGTGAAGATCAAGATGTTGTCGGCGACGTCGACACCGGCCACGCCGGGCGCGGCGAGCGTGTGTGACACCTCACTCGACCACGGGCCGTAGAAGTTCAACACATCACGGATCCGTGCCCGGTAGGTAGATGTGACGCCGACGCGTGCCTCGTAGTCGCGGAACTCGGAGAGACACGGGCCGGTGAGCGCGATCGTTTCCCACACGTCGCCGATCGTGTCGAACCGTTGAATCTCGATGACGGCGTCGTTGAGTCGACGCGGCGTCACGGACAGATTGGTGACGTAGGCGGTCGGGTTGGTGTTGGTGTTGCCGGCACTGAGTATGAAGCGGAAGCCGGTGCGTCCCCACGCGAACGTCGCCTCGGTGGCCTCATCCGTCCACTGCGTGGGTTCGACTGGGCCGGTCCAAAGACGTGCCTTCAACGCCGAACCGTACGCCTGAACGTGAACGTGTATCTCCTCGCCGGCGACGTAGTTCATGACGTTGGTCGACGAGTCAAGGGTCGTGGTGGCGCCTCCGATGATCGACGACATGATCGTGTCGATCGTGCCGTCATCGTCAAAGACGACGGACCACCGGTAGTAGTCGTTGTCCCCCCGGTCTCTAAATCGGATCTGCAGATTAAGCGGTGACACGGCCGATATCTGCGCCGGCGTGAATGTGACGAGGATATCCACGTCCCAGTGGTTGACAGGCAACATGTAGTTGCGCGCCGCCGTGTCACCGGTCGGTATAACGATGATGCCACGCGTGCCATCCGCGTGAAAATCGGCCTCGGACGTCCCGGCCAGCGGGGTCCACGCGTGTCCCGACTCGGTCGCCGGCCAGCCAGTTACGGTCACCGTGCTGAACAGGGCACACTCCGCCTGCAGTTCAGATTCCCACGTCACGCGGTGATACCCGATGCCGGTCGGCACGCAGTTCGGCGGTAGACCGCAGTCGAGACCAATGCCGGTGACCGCCTGCGTCTGCTCGACCACCGCGAGACCGGTGATCGTCGGTGGATCCTGCGCAAAGATGAGCACGGCGTCGCTGGCCGGATCGGACGCGGTACCGGTGATCGCCGGTGACTGCCACGTCAAGGTGTCGGTGGTACCGAGCGGTGGCATGTACGTAGCGGGGCCGAGACGTTGCGTGGACGGTACCTGCTGCTGTAGGTTACCCGGCACACCAGAGATCGCCGGTGCGGTGGCGCCAAGCACCTCCCACCGGTTACCCGATGCCTCACCGCTGGCCGACCACACCCACGTCGCCGTCTCCATGCTCACCGGCGTGACGAAGCGCAGGGTTACCTCGCGCCAACCATCGACGATCTCGGGTAGTGCGTCGTGCTCATCAGGCGTGATCTGCACGGTCTGCCCGGCGCCCGTGATCGTTGTCGACGACAACTTAAGCGGAATGACTGTCTCACCGAACCGACGCGAGTACCAGCGGACTTGCTGGTACGTGCCGGTGACGCCGACGGCGGCGCCGTCGATTCGCTGACTGGCAGTGATCGAGCTATACACCGGTGCCTTGGCCTGTCGACCGTAGACGTGCACGTCGGTGAGTGGACCGCCGGTGCCGGTGACGTGCACCGATAGTTGCGGTAGGATCACGAGCTCAGATTCGGTGAACGTATCGTCCTCGACCTGTGTGACGTTCACCTGCACACCGGGATGAGGTGGCAGTGCGTAGTACTGACGTGCGGCGTTGAGCGTCGGGTAGGGACTGTTCGCGATGACGCGACCCTCGAGACCACCCGTGCCGCCGGCGTCCCCGATGTCGGCCGAAGACAACACCACGACGTAGTCGTCAGGCGCGATCACCGGGTTGAGCGCGTATGCGGTATTGCGTAGTGTGATGATGTTGGCGCCGAAGATGTAGTTGCGATGTGCCGTCGTGAACCCCGACTCACCGAACGAGGTGCCGCCGTAAATAATGCGATTTTCCTCACAGTATGTCACCTCGAGCGCGACGTAACTGATGACCGTTGCCTCACTTGCGAGCGCACTGCCGTGGTTGTAGTCCAGCGCGAACCGGGTCGTGGGGGAGGCACCGATCTCCATGTTCTGCAGGCCCTGAAATCGCCAGGGCAGACGTTCGGGTGTTCCCGCCGGTGAGTTGACATCCCAGAAGTGATCGATCTCACCGAGACGCTTACGAAAGATCTGATCCGCAATGACGAGTGTCTCGGCGAGCTCGGTGTGGCCGTATCCCACCTCACTGGTGGGAAAACTCGGCGAGATGAGAGACCAGATGCCGCGTTGACTCTCAGGTGGTATCGCCCCCGTGGACAGGGTGGCGTTAACGGCCGCGACGTAAAGCGCATCGACACCGAGAATACGCTTACCTGCCAGTTGCTGCACGTACTGATTCGCGGCAAAGAAGAACTGTGCCTCTTCGGAGATGGCGTTGAAGCTAATGTACTTGTTATCCGAGGGATTGGCGACCGCATCAGGTCCGTTCACCGAGTTAACGACCGTGGCGCCACCCGACACAAGCACGGCGTTGCAGGGAATGATGACCTTCTTGATCGGCCCGGTGAGCGTCTCCTCACCGCGTCGATAGAGCGTCGCCAGGTACACCTGCCCAAGCGCACGACCTGGTGGCAATTCGTTGAGATAAAACCGCGCATCTTGCAGCGCCCAGCCCTGCGTGGTGGTGAATCCGTGACCACGTTCGACCGTGTTGACGTCGGGCGAGTACACGAGGTTCTCGTCACGAATCGGCACCCACTCCTGACCGAGGTGGAACGGGGCGTGTGGGTTGTAGTTGCCCATTACGTGGTCCTCACCTGGGTTCGTACGGCGCGCGCCGCGAGCGTCGCCGCGATTCCCTCACCGACGGCTCTTCCGGCGGTCAGCGCCTCCTGCTCGGAAGGTGCCCCACCGACGAAATTGACCGTGACACTAACCGGTGTGTTGTGCACGGTGTTGTTCTCATTCCCACCGATTCCGATCGGCACAAGTTGATCGAGTATGTCACGAATGCTCGGCGTCTCATCACGCATACCGACGCCGATACCCTCGATAATGGGACGGCCGATCAACTCGGCGGCGACCCTCGACGGAGACGCGATACCGAGCCCACGTCGAATGCCAGAGATGATGTTCGATACGGCACGCTTACCGATATCAATCGCACTTGTGATCATCGACACGATGCCATTGATCATACCCTGGATTATCGCCTGACCCACCGAGTACATGCTACTGGCGAGCGATAGAAGTACCGACTTAATGCGTGCCGGCAGTGATGAGATCGCGGCTTGCGCCCGCCCGGGTGCCTGCGCAAAGAAGGCTACGACGCGGTTCCACAGGTCGGCCACGATACTCACAACCACGGCGCGTAGTTGCTCAAACGTGGCCGCCGCACGACCAGGCAGTGATTTAATGAGCGCGAGAATCTGTGCGGGAAGCTCGGCGAAGAACCTCGTGATACGTCCGATGCCGAAACCGATACCGGTCGTCACCTGGTCAAAGAGAAAGACGAAGAAGTTGAGGATCATACCGGGAAGCGCGGCCAGCGCCGCTCCGATCATCCCGGGTAGCCGCTGGAACCACGTCACCGCCGCATTCACCCAGTCGCCTAACATGCGGAAGAACGCCGCGATCTCCATGCCGGCGCGGTTGAACCAACGGATAACCGCGTAGACGGCGTCGGCCAGCTTCTGGCTGAACTCGATGGTGAAGATGAGTGCGTTGACCAGATAACCGAGCACCCGACCGGTTGCCACGATGGCGACAATGAGATCCTCGATGAACCGCTGACCCTCGACGGTGCCGAGCCACTCGGTGAACCGATCGATGATGTCGCCGAGTGTGTGTATGAGATCACGGCCTGCGTCATCCAGCGGCCCCATCAGCGCGCCGAACAGGCGGAACACCGAGCCGGCGAGTCGACCGAGTTCCTTCAGCGTCGACAGTGCATCCTCGATGAACTCGTTGAAACCCTCGCCCCGCATACCCTCCGAGAGCATCTTGGTGAACGAGTTGAGTTGTCGAACGAACCCGGCCATGATGCGCTCGAGAAATGGTAGCCCATGTTCCATCAGACCGAAGAACGTGCCGAGGAACTCGATCAGTCCCGGTCCGACCTGTGTGATGATGCGTGCCGTCGACTCGAAGACGTCGCCGATCGCCTCGAGGATATCTGGGTCGGCAAGCATCTTACCCACGCCCGCGAACAGCGTACCGAGCGATGACGCGACGCCGGTCAGTCCGGTGCGTAACGTCGGAAGCGATTCACGAACCAGCGTCGTTAAGACACCCTTGAGCGGCCGGAAGAACGCCTCCTGCACGGCGTCCTGCAGCTCACCGAGTGGCTTAAGTAGTGCCTGAATTTCTCTGACGAACCCGCGTGCGGCGGGTGCGAGCCCGCTCAGCGCCTCCTTGATCTTCTCTGGGTCCTTGGACACAACGGCTTCGACGGCCTCACCGAGTCCTTGGAACGCGAGAATGAGTGGTGCGATCGTGGTGACGAGAAAGCCGATGCCCGCGGGCAGAACACCGATAAGTCCAATGAGATCGCCGAGCGCACCGGCCAGGCCGAGGATCGCCGGGATCAACGCCAGAATCAGCGTTATGAGTGGTGACGGCAGTACCGTGCCGAGACCGAGTAGGTTCTGTCGTAACCGGTTGAGCGTGTCGAACACGCTCGTGCTGGTCTCGCGGATGTTGGTAATGAAGCTGCGTCCGGTGTCGCGCGCCACACGCTGGACGCGCCGGAGGTCGCGCACCGCGTGGTCGGCCATGTCGTCGACCGCGTGTTGCGCGACCTCGGCACCGGTGGCGATGTCGAGTGCGATGGCACGCCCGGCGTCGCGTGCCTCATCCGCCACGTCGTCGAGCGACTCCGCTACCGAGTGCTCGGCCTGCTCGAACGAGCGTGAGATACTCCGTCCGGCCTCGCGAAAGTCCTCTTCGACCCGTTCGGTTGCGCGCAGTACCTGACGCAACATCGTGCGAAAAGCGTCGTCGAGGTCGCGCCGTAGTCGTCGCTCGAAGTCCCGAAGATCCGGCTCGATCTCGACCGACGCGGAGTCGATCGGACGTCCGGCCAGCGGGGCGGTCACGGCTTACCTACCCGGTATCTTGATCTCGGTCATGGCGAAGGTGCTGCTGCGCGCGGCCTCGAGCGCGCCGGGCCACCACGACGGCACCGGAATGCCTCGCTTATCGACCGGACGTCCGGCGACCACGGTCGTCGGCGCGCCGGTCGTGGTCACCGGCGGCCCGAGTAACATCTCGTCCAGTCGTGCCAACGTCGCGCCCCTCTCCTTGTCGTCCGGTGGCACCTGCAGTCGCAGGTAGTGGTGCACCAGGTCGAGGAACCGATCGGGTGTTAGAGCGGTTGGCTCGATACCGCGAGCGGCACACCAACCGGTGAAGTGGTGCCAGACCCGTCGTCCGGTGACCCAGCTGACGAGTCCGACGACGGCTCGGTAGGGCGGAGCCCGTACGCTCCCATCAGGTGATTGATGATGGGCATGAGTTGCAGTCGTAGGTCGATGGCGACGCGACCGTCACGCGAGTTGATACGCTCACGCATCCGGTGTGCCTCATCCTCGGGCAGCAGCACGTCAAAGATCTTAGCGATGCCCTCGACCATCGCGTCGATGTCACCGCTCTCGGGACTTAGCAACTTACTCATGTCTCGCGCCGCGCGCACCATGTCCTGCATCGCAGGAATGGGAATGATCGGGTGTGCGTGAAACACGTCCTCGTCTACCTTGAACGGCTTACTCTTACGACTGATCGAAAAATCAACGATATCGATCTCATCGATGTGTTCGTCCGTCACGTCGGCCCTCCGTGTGTTGTGTCCTAGTGCGACGGTACAACGCCCGACGGAGATATCGACCCCGCGCTATCAATCCTTAGCCGCGATCAGGGCATCGGCGAGGAACGGATTGGGCTTCATACCCTTAACAGATTTCACGATGACCGTCTTCGAGCCGACCTTGAAGCGTAACGCCCGACGAGATGTCGGTACGATTCGTGCCCGGTGTGGCCCGTAGATGCCCGTGCCACCGTGGATCCAGCGGGCGCGTCGATCCACCGTGCCGATCCGCACGCGCGGCTGACCGCCGACGTAGAACAGCGTGACTAAAACGCTGGACCGGAACTTACCCGTGTCAACCCGCTTCGGATGGCGAGCGTCCGTACCCGAGAGCAGCACGCGTGCCCGGTTCTGCACCTTGACACCTCGACGTAGCAGATCCTTGACGACGCCGCCACGCGGGTTGGTCAACAGCGCGTGAAGTGCGTTCTGATTGATCTTATGCGTGACACTAACGGGCACGGCGTCACCCGCAGCAGTTGAAGGCGTTGTGCAAACCGAACTGGTACGACATCTGCAGTCCGCCGCAGGCACCGCTGGGTCCGACACGCGTCACCGCGCCGACCTCGAAGTTCGTGATCCGTGACGGTCGCTCGCGCCGGTACCCGGCGAGACAACACAGCGCACCCTTCCGCAACGCGTACGCGTCGTGTGCCTGGTTCACGGCCGACTCGACCAACTTAGCCGGTGTCGGCGGGACACCCGCGTCGGAGGACACCGGTACGCACCGAATGAGGTGCACCTGCACGGATACCACGACCAGCGGCGGGCCGCAGTTGCCGCGCGGCGTACCCGACGTCTGCGCCGCGAACGTGTCGGCCGGGAACTCAGAGATGATCGACTGCGCGAGCAGTCCGCAGTCACACGCATCCCACGCCACGTCGCCGGGCTGCATCGCCACGTACCGGCGCACGTCGCCGGCCGGCGTTGCCTGCACCTCGGTACGGATGCACGCGCCGACGCCGGTCACCACCTGGATGACGTTCAGCGGGACCCAAAACGACGTCGTCACGTATTCACACGCCGATGGAACATCTGCTCAACATCGTAGACCTGGCCACGACGCTCGCGTCGGTGAGGGTTGACCGTGTCGATGAACAGGTCGCTGAAGTAGCCGAGACTGAGCCCGGCCAGCGCATCGGCTAGGTTACGTAGCTCCATCGTCACACCTTGCCGGGTAAGTGTCGTCACGTTGCGCGGTAAGACGCACTCCTCGCCGACGCACGCCTTCGCCAGCTCGGCGGTAAGCTCACCGACGGCCAGTCGGCCGAGTTGCGGTACCTCCTCACCGTACGACGCGGTGACGGACCACGTGCCGACCTCGGTGTCGAGCTTCGTGAGATCATTGCAGGCGGGCCACTCGTTACCACCCGTGCGCACCAGTAACCGCGAGTTCTGTAGGGACCACCCGCTGGCCGGAACGCTGACGCCGTCGATCTTCACCTCGATGATCTGATTCACCGGCGCCGGCAGTAAGACTTGACTCAACGCCGTGCATGAGCACGAGTCGGAGCAGACGCCACACGTCGCGTTGAACCACGCACCGGCCCACCAGTACGGACGCGGACCACCGCCACCGCCGTAACTCCACTCCCACCACGTGGTACCGATGCCGGGCGGCCAAATGTCCCCAGAGCACGACTTCCGACACGGCCGTAGGGTTACCGTACAGAACCCGAAACGACGTCCAGAGCGGGCGTCGAGCACCTCGGTGGCAACCTCTAGCATCGTGCCGGTGACCGTGGCGGCCGCCGCGGACAACTCGACGCACGTGAAGATCGGATCCCAAGGTGCACACGGCCCGGTACCGACGTCCGTCTCGGTCGTCAACACGTGCAGCAACTCACTGGCCTGCACCGGTTCACCGTCGGGATCCGTGCCGTTCCAAACAGCGAGGTAGTCACCGACGGGTAGACTCGGCGACGTATCCCACGGGTACGTGTTGATGCCGGTGGCCGGGTTAGCGACGCCGACGGTGGTCGGCCCAACGATCACCGGTGATCCGTCGACCTCCTCTACCGTGATGCCGACACCGGTGACGTTGACCGCCGGTCCACCCGGGAACTCGAACCACTCCACGACCAGCGTGACGGTGGTGCCGCGTACCACGTTCGTCGTCACGGCGCCTCCTAAGTCAGCGGGAACGTGAGGCCGTCGAGGTTGACTCTACCCCCGGAGACCAGTGCCGCGCGAACGGACACGGTGCCGTCGGAGTCCACGTCTAGAAAGGTGTTCGCGGCACCTGTACCGCCGGTGCGTAGCGTGAACGTGTTCTGCACCGGTGGCCGGTGCCCGACGGGTAACGTGATAAGCGTCGCGTCCTGCGCGATCGAGCCGGTGATGCTTAATTCACCGCGTAGGCGTACCACCTGCATCAACGGTTCGACTCGGCTACCCGCCGCGGCGTGGGGTGAGCCGACATCCCCGACGTTCGTGCCAAACGACGGCGCGACCCACGCGCCGGGTTGCATGTTCGAACCGGTGACGACGCCGCTGGCCGCGACGAGTCCGACGACGATCACGTTTCGTTGCACGATCAGGTCACGGGTAACCACCGAGTCGCCGTTAACGTACGTGACGAACATGTCGGTGTTGTCCGACAACGCAAACGAGCCGATGGCCTGATTCAGCCCGGCGCCCGAGTGCGCATTGGCGCGAAACGCGTACTGGTTCGCGACGGGTGATCGCGCACGCAGACACGCGAAACCATTGAGGTACCCACCCCGCTGACCGTCATAACGAAACTGAAAGAGATCGGCACCCTCGACGCCACCGTTGTTCGGTCGGTTGAGAAACACGGTGTCCGCGAACGCAACGTCTTGATCGAGCCGCGGATACACCACGGTACCCGAGACAATGTCCGCGCCGTCGTGGTCGTGCGCCGGGAATTCGGACGTGTATCCCGTCGCCGACACGGTAAACGAGTCCTTACGCGAGCACCACGGCACCGCACGCCGAGACCGGCGGCGGGGTGGTGGTGACGTTGTAGAGGTAGTGCTTCGTGAGGTTGGTGATCGCACTCGGAATCCACGGACCGGCCGAACCGGGACCGTTACCCCACAGCGGCCCGATCTTCTCGGTCTCACCGGTGGTGTGGAACTCGAACGGCGCGTTCTCGAAGGTGAACTGGTTCACCTTGCCGTTGCCCACGTTCATAAACGCCCAGTAGACGTACCGCTGAAGTCCGGTCGTCGGGTCACACGCGTTGGGGCCGGTGACCTGCTGCCACGTCTCGAGCGAGTACCGCGCGGTAACCAGGCCCTCGCCGAAGGCGACGCCGGTGCCGGTCGTGCCCGCGTTGGCGATCAGCGTGTCGCCGGTGACGATGACGATGGCGTCGGGATCGAGCACGCACCAGTCGATGAGCAGTTCAACCCGGGTCAGCTGCGGCTTGTCACGCTTGTAGTTACACAGCTGGCCGTTGGCCTTGACCTGCTGGTGCTCCTGTCCGTCGAGATACTGCGGTGACGGGGTAATACGAATGAAGCCGTCGGTGACCACGACGGCGCTGGATGCGCCGGTGACCGGGTTGCCGCAGACGTCCAGCTTGACGAGACGCACCACCTCGCCGTGGATGGCATTCACGCACTCGGCGACCATGTCTCACTCTCCCTAGCCCGGTACGCCGGGTGCGCCGGCCCCGAGGCCACCTATGGATACCGGTATCGCGAAGTGACAGCACTCCCACCCGATGACGTACGTTCGCTCGGCGATGGCGGTCACCGTGTTGTTCGAGCGAGTCAGGATCTCACCGTTGGTGCCGATCAACTTCACCGCCGATCGGTAACCGAAGAGCGCGCCGGTGGCGTAGATCCAGCGGGTACCATTCGGTGGTGCGGTGCCGTCGGGCGCCGTGCCCGGATACCCCGAACCGGCGACCACCTGGTTTCCGTTCCACGTGAACAGCTTCCCGCCTATCTGGCGCAGTTGCATCGCCTCGGCGAGCGGAGGAGTCACCGACATCGGCACGTGAATGACGCCGACGCCGTCGTAGCAAGTGGCGAGTCGTTCCTCGAGTAGGCCGATGCCCTCGACGACGTCAACGACGCCGCCGGTGACCGTGACGGCCGCCGTCTGCAACGTCACCATGCCCTCTACGAGTGCCGTGTTTGCGGCGAGGTGCGGGTACACGACGGGTTGCAGTCCGGCCACACCGGTCCAGAACGCACGTTCCACCTGTCGCTGCTCGGTGCGGCCGATGAGCCGAAGTGCGTTTTCCTCGGCCTCATCCCAGAAACCCGGCGCCGAGCAATCGATCAGCGAGTACGGCGAGAACGCGGTGGCGCCACGAAACGTCTTATCACCTGTACTGCCCTTGGTGGGCGGGGGAGGCGGTGGTCCACCCGTGCCGGTAACCGAGAAGCAACCTTCGTACGTCAGACCGGTGACGGCGCCGGACGTCGAGCACAGCGGCTCGTAGTCGACGCCGAGCCGCCAGTGTGGATCAGAGTCGACGCGAAAGTCGATCGCCGAGAACAGGCCGAACGGAAGTGGTGTGAACCCGGGAGGTGGGACCTCCAGTCGTGCGTTGACCATGTGTCCTCACCTCCCGCCGTCGAAGTCGATCGCCACGGTGGGCGCTTACACGCCGCAGGCGGTGAGGTCCGCGGCACCGGTGGTGCCATCCGGGCAGATCGGCACGGTGTACAGCCGGGACTCGTGACCCATCTTCGCGATCAGCCAGCACTCCTCCTGCCACTCGGCCGTGTGGTCGTTGGTGGCGTTGAGCACCGAGTCACGGATGACGCCGAGGTTGAGACGCAGTCCCCGACCGAGCACGAACGTGCCCGGCGCGAAGATCATGAACTGGACGGTGGTCGGCCACACCACGATCGGCGTCGACTGGCCCGGGAACCCGGACGCCCGCACCTGCCAGTCGTTGACCCACTGAACGCGAACGTTCTCGACGTCGAACATGTCCATGAGCGCGGCGTCGGCGACCGTGAGGTACCGGAAGTCGCCGCCCCGCTTCCGCAGGTCGGACCGCATCGCGGCGCGCACCCAGCGGGGCAGGATGACCTCGAGGATCGCGTCCTCGCACATCGCGTACTTCTCGCGGTAGTCGATCGCGGCGAGCGAGATCGAGCCGAGTACCGGTGCCACGAGACCAGAGCCCGCGGTACCCATGCCCGTGATCGCCGTACCGCTGGCCGTGAGCAGCTTCGCGATGTACCGACCGTTCATCTTGTGCGCGTGTGCCGCGAACAGCAACTTGGTGTGGTTCGCGATCAACTCGGGGAACGCATCCTCCGTCAGGTTGCCGACGGTGAGACAGATGCCGTCACACTCGAGACGTTCCTCGAGGAAGGACGGACACGGCACCCGTGCGCAGGTCTTGGTGCCGGCGCCGGTACCGGTGACGGCCGCGACGTCCTGCAGTTCGGTCCACGACCACATCGCCGCGTTACCGACCAGGTCACCGAACGAGGCCGACACCGGGAAGCGAATGCCACCCCGGTTGATGCCGATCGTCGGAAGATCGATCATGCCGTCTTCACAGACGATGTTGTAGAAGTCATATGAGATCTCACTCGGCGCGCACCAGCCACCCGCGGCGACCAGCGCCTCCGGGTCTGTGGCCGCGGTGAGCACGTCGTTGATCTGCTCAGGTGTCGCATCCGGGCCGAGGGTGTACCGGAACTGACGCTCGAGCGCCGCGATCGGGTAACGCGTCGCGCGCTCCCAGTCCTCGTCCGAGCCCCTCACCGCCGCGATCGGCAACGCGCGGGCGCGCGCCGTCATCGCGGCGACCAGCGAGTCCATGCCGTCCAGTCTACCGCCCGTGGTGAAACCCGGAATGTCGGCGGAGGCCACGAGTACCGGTTCGGCGCGCGGTGCCTTGATCTTCGGCGCGTGTGTCTGCGCGTCCGCGAGCGACGGGTTCAGCTTGCGCGTCGCGCGTCGCGCCGGCTGGGTCGTCGCACCCCCGGTGGCGACCACCGCGACCGCCGGCGCCGCGGTACCCTCGCCGGTGCTCTCGGCGCCACTCTCGCCACCCTCGGTGTCGCCCTCGTCCTCGCCACCCTCGGGCTCCTCGGGCTGTGCGTGCACCCGGGCCATGAGGGCCTCACGCCCGGCGGCGATGTCCGCGCGTTCCTGGGCACGACGTGCGTTCTCGCCGCGAACCGTATCGACCATGTCGGCCAACTGGGTCGCGCGCGCCAGCCCGTCCGCGTTGATGTTCGGATCGCCGGTGACCTCGTCGAACTCGGCGGTGGCGTCCGTCTCGAACGTCGCGAGTTCCTCGTCACTCAGCGCGGTGTAATCCTCGGGAGGCTGGACCGGCCCCTTGTTCTTTGCCACGGCGTGCCACCTATCGCATCTGCTTCGTAGTGACAAGGATCGGCCCGGTACCAGCATAGGGAGGCACCGGGCCGACTGTCAAACGAAACTGTGGTGAGATTTAGCCCCGCGAGTTGGCGATGGCCGCTCGAACGCTGGACAACTCGGCTTGACGACGCTCTCGCATGGTCTGGGTGACCGGCGCGATCGTCGACGTATCCACTAGCTCTGTGAGCTGCGCCGAGGTCACTGCTTCCTTCTTTTCACCGCATCCACAACCCATTAATCACCCTCCAGTGCATTTTCCCGACGTCGGCGAGTTTCCTCATCCATCTCGTCATCGAGTAGTTCCTCGAGTGTTCGAAGCTCACGTGCTTCGCTCTCATCGAGACCTTGATCCTCAGCCTGCTCCTGAAGCTGACGTAGTCGCTTTCGATTCCCTGAACGCGTGGGACCTTCGACTGGTAAGTCGACGTAGTCCACGTCGCTGTCGCCGATGTTCGGGACGCTCGAAATACGACCGCGACCGTGAACACCGTCACCAACGGTATCGTCTATCCACTGGCCGGTGGCGGGGTTTCGCTTCTGATTTCTGCGGAATCGAAAGCTGGCATCATCTCCCACGTCCAGCGTCGCGGTCGAGTGTACCCGTGACTTCAACGCCGCCACCCGGTCGGCCGGTGTGCGACCGAGCCGTCGCTGTAGACTGGCGATGACGACGTCGAACGCGTTACGCTCGACGCGCGATCGTTGCAGCTCGAAGTCGACGTCCGCGTCGGCGTGAACGACGCGCACCGGCACGGATGCCGCGATGAGTTCGCCGTTGTCCACTTGAACGGTCGGGGCACTCCGAGCCAGCGGGAAGCCCGGTACGGGCACGAGCAGCGCGGCCACGAGCTCGCGACGTCCGGGCTGGTCACGGATCGGCTGCCAGTCGCCGGAGAGTCGGCACGTCATCATCTTCGTGATCTGCTCGGCGGTGACCCCGGCCACCAGCGCGCCGGCTACCCACGTGCCGCGCTCCGACTCGCCGACGTTGACACGCGCCACGACCGAGCACGTGTTGTGGTAGTGATCGGGCGCCCAGTTCAGGTCGGCGCGTCGCGGATCGTGCGGGTTGGCGTGCCCACACTCCATGGTGATCGGTCCGGTAACCACGCGTCCTCCGCCGGCAACGATGGTCTCCCCACCGAGAAACCGCCGGTAGTCGACGTTCCGCGGCGCGTACACCCTGCGGTCGGCGAACGACCGGTGGGCGACGTTGGCCGGCGCGAGCCAGCCGTACACGCGACCCTGGTCGGTGACGGTGAGCGCGCCGTGTTGCTGGACATCCAGCGGTTCGGCGAACCACTCGGCCGGCGGCACGTCCGAGATCGTGATGACGTGAGCCGCGGCGGTCAGCGGCTCGGCGGGGGGTGTCGGTGCCATGCCGGCGGCCTCCAGGTGTCGCTGTAGGTGGGCGCGCGCCCGCTCGACGCGCTCGGCGGGTAGCCGCATAAGATCCAGCGCACGCAGCGCCGCGGTGACGCCGGTGACGTTGGCCGGACCGGCGACGCCGTTCTCGTCCACCTCGTGGTGCAGCAGCGCGCAGTCGTCGCGCGACGTCATGCCGCTGGTGTGCCAGTTGACGGTCGCGAACGCGCGCAGCGCGCTGGTCAACTTGAGGTCACGCGGCAACCGTGACGCGTGAAGCGGTGCGTTCCACGGTCCGTCGGACAACTCGGTGAAGTGCTGCTCGCCGAGCGCGTAGGCGGGCGAACGCGTCGACTCGAGTGGGCTACCCACCCCGCTGGCCGGTGGACTCTCGCTGCGTAGGTAGATCCGCGACTCGGTGAACGCCGGGTACTCGACGAGTGTCGCGCCGCGCAGTCGTCCCTTGTGGTAGATGGTCTTCTCGGGTTTGCCGAAGACCAGCGACACGACGTCACCCTCGAGACCTTCGGTCTGCGGCTGCTCCGGGTAAATCTCCTCGACGAACGCGTCCTTGGTTGAGTCGACCATACCCGAGACGCCGGTGAGTCGCGGCGTCGGCTTCTCGGACATGCGTCGGAACGCCTCGTGCGCGTGATCGTCGGGCGGACCGCCGAGGTCGAGCGTGCCGCGTCCGTTGACGAGCATGACCGGTTCGGGGTGCCCCGGCAACATCACGGGTCCCTCACGCCACACTTCGTGGATGGTGCCCACGCGTGTCGTCTTGTCGTTGGTGCCGCCGTGACTGTACTCGTACTGCCAGTCGAGCGGCATGTTACCGCTGGCCGGGTCATCCCAGTCGAGAGAGTTGTGCGCGAACTCGC